GTTGTTCCACCAAGCCACATGATGTTACGTACAATCGCTAATAGTGATGCTAAATCATTCCAATGGTTTGCTCCAGCAGGATTACGTCGTGGCGGTGTTGACAATGCTACAGCAGTTGGTTACTTATTAAACGGTGAATTCCAAAAAACTTCATTACCAGAAAGTATCCGCGATGTATTGGCAGGTGTTAAGATTAATCCAATCACAACATTCCCTGGATCAGGTATTGTTAACTTTGGTAACTACACTCGTGCAAGAGCAGCAAGTGCATTAGATCGTATCAATGTTGCTCGTTTAGTTTGCTACCTACGTAGACAGTTAGACATCTTAGCTCGTCCGTTCTTGTTTGAACCAAACGATAGAATTACACGCAACGAAATCAAGGCAGCAGCAGAAAGCCTATTATTAGAACTAGTAGGTCAACGTGCATTGTATGACTTCATTGTAGTATGTGATGAATCAAACAATACAAATGCTAGAATCGACCGTAGCGAATTGTGGTTAGATATCGCTATAGAACCAGTTAAGGCTGTAGAATTTATCTACATCCCACTACGTTTGAAGAATACTGGCGCTATCGCAGCTGGTCTATAATTAAAGGATAAGGAGCACTTATAATGGCAATTTCAAGTTTAAGCAAGTTAGGGGTACCGCTAGCCGGTTCCCAAAGTGCTAGCAATCAAGGGTTGTTAATGCCGAAGCTGCAATATCGCTTCCGTGTATTATTTCAAAACTTCGGAGTTAGCAAACCAACAACAGAGATGACAAAACAGGTTATTTCAACTACTCGTCCTTCACCAGAATTTGATGAGATAACATTAGACGTTTATAACAGCCGTATAAAAATGGCTGGTAAACCAAAATGGAATGATATTACAGTAGTAGTACGTGATGATGTAAGCGGTGCAGTTAGCAAGCTAGTCGGCGAACAGTTACAGAAACAATTTGATTTCTTTGAACAAAGTTCAGCAGCTTCTGGCATCGATTACAAATTTACTGCACTTATTGAATTGTTAGATGGCGGTAATGGTGCTAATGCCCCTGCTGTTTTAGAAACATTTGAGTTATATGGCTGCTATGTAAGTAAAGCAGAATATAAATCAGCTGAATATAAAACAAGCGAAGCAATGGACATTACGTTAACTATAAAATACGATAACGCACTACAAGTTAATACAGCTGGCCAACCAGTTGGTATTGGTGCAGCAGTTGGTCGTACAATTCGTACATTGGCTACAGGCTAATAACAGCAACACAAGAAAGAGCGTATATTTTACGCTCTTTTTTTACGGCTAAATAACAGCATGGCTAATCCATTTGTAAACTTTCTTGACCAAGCAGTTAATGCTTCTGGCAATCTTAGAGACTATCAACATGCTAGTAGATTGTATGTTAATAATTTCTATGATCTTGCACCCAAAGCAGGATGGATCTATTATGTAGTAATGAACATCAATCCAGAAATACAAGGTGCAATTACTGATCCTACCTTGGCGGCAGAATTTCAAACCTGGTATGCCAGATACGGTGGAAGGGTAGGATTACTGGCAAAACAAGCAGATCTACCAAAATTTACAATAGAAACAGAAACTCTAAATCAATATAACAAGAAAACTGTTATACAAAAACGAATCAATTACGGCTCTATCAGTATTACCTTCCATGACGATATGGCCAATGCTACAACAAACCTATGGAAGAGTTATTATCAATATTACTACGCTGATAGTCTAGGTGCAACTAATGCCGGAATCTCAACTTCAATAACTCCAAAATATATTGATAAAAAATATAGTGATTACAATGATTTACAGTACGGATTAAACAACGGACAAACAGTTCCATTCTTTATCTCAATTGATGTTTATCAGTTAAGCAGACAGCAGTATACATCATTTAAGATAGTTAATCCGATGGTTAAAGAATGGGCGCATGATCAATTGGATCAAACGCAAGGAAACAAAGTATTAACCAGCAAACTAACCGTAGACTACGAAACAGTTATATACGACACAAGCCCTACTAACTTTAGTAGTTTACAAAATCCGGGATTTGCCGCCGACCATTATGATAGAACTCCTAGTCCATTAAGCATCGGTGGAGTAGGGACTAACAGCATTTTAGGTCCTGGAGGTATTATGGCAGGAGCACAAGATGTATTTGGATCATTGGCCAATATAGGAACTGCTAGTCCATTAGACATTTTAAATACTGCTATCAAAGGTGCAAACCTAATAAGAAATGCACAATCTATTTCTTCAGCAGGGATAGCACAAGAAGCCAGCGGGATACTTACTGGAGTGCTAGGCAATATCAGTGCAACGCCAGCGGGAGTAGTAAATCCAGATGGAACCATTACTAGAGCACCAGCAAGCAATAGAGTATTGCAGGGTGTATCTCAATCTGTGGCCGGAATACAACAGGTAGTAAATCCAGCTGGTGTAAATCTACCATCGATCGGTGGCAGCACTAATATAGTTTCTGCTATTGCTAAAATAATATAGGATCTATCATGGCTGTAACATATAACAACGTACCCAAAGAAAAAGCTGCATCAAGTTCTGATCAAACTGTTCAAGTATTCGACCAATATTATCAAACCCCTATCGCATTAAACAACAACGAGTTAGTTGCAATGACAGGGTTTTTTGAAAAACGCGGGTTCCAATTAGATGCAGCCGAATCAACAGCGTTAGTAATATTACAACAGGCCAAGAAAGATGGCTTCAGCGCTATGCAGGTAATGGATACATTGAGCGGATTAAGCCCTGTAGAGATTAGTGCATTAGTGGCAGAGATCTTAAATTATAATAGATTTAAAACCAGCAGTCTCGGCACTGCTCAGCATTTTGCACCAAGCGAAGAGATCACTAGAAATATAATAGCATGAGCTTAAAGTTTGCCCAAGGTGTTTACAAAGTAAAGAACCCTGAGAAATATGTAGGGTTAGGTAGCCCACGTTATAGATCATCGTGGGAAATATCTGTTATGAAGATGTGTGACGAGAATCCTGCTATTGTACAATGGGCCAGCGAAAGCGTTAAGATACCTTACAGAGATCCCTTAACAGGTAAACAGACAGTATATGTTCCGGACTTTCTAGTAGTATTTGTAGACAACAAGAATAAGAAGCGTGCAGAGCTTTGGGAAGTAAAACCGGTTAACCAAACTTTAGCCGAGAAGGTAGGAAAGAATAAGTACAATCAAGCACAGTTCGTTAAGAACCAAGTGAAGTGGGCAGCAGCTAAGAACTGGTGCAAGCAGAATGGCCTAACATTTAGGATCATTACAGAACACGATTTATATCATACAGGCAGAAAACTATGACTAAGAAACTAGAAGAGATCTTAGATATCAACCAAAAAGAAGAAACAGTAACTCCGCTAGAAGAAGCGCCAGCAGCACAGCCAATCTTAGACCTACAAGAAAAGCTAGAAGAGTTTGATAAGATCTCGGCAGCATTACCTCGCGTTAGAGGACTAGGTGACATCAGCGATCAAGAACTAGATGCATTGGCTGCTAAAGCAGAACAGGCCTACGACGACCTAATGGATTTGGGCATGAATGTTGATGCACGCTACGGCTCAAAGATGTTTGAAGTAGCAGCAAATATGTTGAATGCGGCTATCACAGCCAAGACAAACAAGATCGAAAAGAAACTTAAGATGGTTGATTTGCAGTTGAAGAAATATAATATCGACAAGAAAACCGCACAAGATAACGGTACTGAAGTGCAGGGCGAGGGATATATCCTTACAGATCGTAACAGCATTTTAGAGAAACTTAAGAATCTTAAATAAATAAAGCATAGGAACATACAACCATGACTAAACAATTTAAAGACTATCTAGCAGAAAGCACACGCAAATACGATTTCCGTATTAAAATTGCAGGTGATGTATCTGAAGATAAAGAAGCACTTATCAAAGCGTTATTAGGAAAATTCCAAGTAACTGAATTTAAGAAAGCAGGAGTAACTCCAATCCAAGAGTTACCATTAGACTTTCCTAAGATCAAAAACGCTAGTGTAAACATCTACGAAGTAACATTAGATTATCCAGCAACCCAGTGGGAACTATCAGAGTACCTTTGCGCTAACGCAAACATTGTTCCGGAATCAATCGTAGTACGTCGTCCACACGAAGCATTAGAAGAATACCAAGAGCCACAAACAGAACGTACAGAAGCATTGCTTACAGATAGCGAATACAAAGAATCACCAAATGCAAACTTTGATGACTTCTATGGTGACAAATACAACACAGGTTTCGTTAAAGAATTAAACGATATCTTAAAACTACAACGCAAAGAGCGCGGTGAAGAAATTCCAGAAGCTAAATCAGACGAAGTACTGAAGAATCCAGGTGACACACTTGTTAAGATTCCTCAAAACAATAAGGCTGTATTAACACAAGCTGAAGATCCGAGAAAATAATTATGAACATGAATGACTTATTAAGCCGCTTAACTGCGCTAGAATCAGACAACAGTAAAACGCCTGTAAATGAATGGGAAACAGATCCTGCTGCACACGATCAAGAGTTAGTCGACTCATGGTATGATACAGTAGTTGATGCACTAAACCAATATGAAATTGATGGTCCGCTGTCAGATAAGGAATTGGAAGAATTATGTCGTGCAGTTTGTAATGATTTAAATGACGAAGTTGATCACCACACAGTGCATAAAATTATTGCAGGTGAATTAGACCAACGTGAACGTGATCATGAACAAGATGGTCCAATGGACAGCAGCGATGATGCAGCAGCACTAGCATCAGCAGGTCACGGCAGCGATGAAGATTATGGTACATACGATGAAGATATGGGTGAAGAATTTGTAGCCTGTATCGTTGACTATGATCGTAGTGGTACAGCAAAAGTACTACGTAGCAAACCAGTTAGCAAAGAACGTGCAGAAGAAATCATCGCTAACGCAAAAGCAAAAGACACATTTAAAAATCCATTATTCAAAACAATCTACCCAGCAAGTGCAGGTAAACTAGATGCTGAATCAATCATGAAACAGTTTCCAGATTTGAGTAAAACAGAAAGCCAAGGTGGACAGGGTGACATTGGCGGCGCACATGGCGAAGAAACAATTAGCCCAGTACATGGAGAAAGTATGGAAAACGATCTAACAACAGAAAGCCTACGTTATTTGTCAGGCATTAACAAAACAATCAACGAATGTGGCATCCCAACAGCGATGGCTCCGCATACACCAGCAAGTATTAACATCACAGCCGGTAGTGGGTCAGAACTAACAGGTATGCTCAAAGACATCATGAACCTAGCAGGTGTGCATCAAGTTACACCACAACACATGCCAATTGATGTGTTAGCAGCTCCTAGCGCAGCTCCTGCACACGCAGATGCTGGTCCAGATATGGCCACATTGATCAAAGCAGTAGGCGAGCCAGAAGCAGATACTGACAGCATGAATGATCATGAAGAAGAAACAGATGAAGGCAGCGGCGAGAAAGAAGAGAACCGTCCTTGGGATTCTAGCCCACACGAAAAGATACGTCAAGATGGCGTTCGTAAGTTCGGTGATCAAAATTCAGGAAGCGGTAAAGGTCGCATTGGTACACAACCAAATGCACACACTACTGAATCAATCGCAGAACGTTTATATGCAGACTACCGAGCATTTGTTGCAGAAGCAGCAGCAGACGAACCAGCGGCACCGGATGCAGATGCTATTGCAAAACGTAAACGCTTACAGGCAATCAAAGACAAGCAAGAAGATGACGCAGCAGAAAAAGGCAGCAGTTCATCATCTACTACACGTAAGATCGCTGGCAAAGCCTACGGTGGCTCAGCACAGAAAGATGACAGCGACGAAGATTAAACCTTAAGACGTAGTCTACCAAATAGCACCTCCGGGTGCTATTTTTTTCATTAAATACTCATATGGCAAGTAAATCATTAGACGGCAACTTAGTAAAAAAAGCGCACTCCACCCAGAAGTTCACTAATCAGCAGATTGAAGAACTTTTACAGAGCAGTGATCCTGCTACGGGTCCTGCATATTTTCTAAAACACTTTTTCTTCATACAACATCCTACCAAAGGTAAGATCACATATGAAGCATTTGCCTATCAAGAAGAACTATTAGAAAGTTATCACAGTCATCGCTTTAGTGTAAACATGCTAGGTCGTCAGATGGGTAAAACTACTACTGCTGTGGGATATTTGTTATGGTATGCGATGTTTGTCCCTAACAGCACTATCCTTATTGCAGCTCACAAATATACAGGTGCTAAAGAAATTATGCAACGCTTGCGCTATGCATACGAAACATGTCCTGATCATATTCGATGTGGAGTCACAAGTTACAATAAAGAATCGATAGAATTTGACAACGGTAGTCGTATCGTAGCACAGACAACAACAGAAACAACAGGTCGTGGTATGTCATTATCACTACTATACTGTGATGAGTTTGCGTTTGTTCCGCCTAACGTAGCCAGTGAATTCTGGACTTCAATATCTCCTACACTAGCCACAGGTGGTAAAGCGATTATTACCAGCACACCAAATAGTGACGAAGATCAATTTGCGCAGATTTGGAATGAAGCAAACAAACGCTTCGACGAGTATGGCAACGAAACTGAAGTAGGGCGCAACGGCTTCGCACCATATATGGCCATATGGAGCCAACATCCAGATCGTGATGAAAAGTGGATGAACGAAGAAATGTCACGGGTAGGTGAAGAACGTTTCCGCCGTGAACATAATTGTGAATTCTTAATCTTTGACGAAACCTTAGTTAACAGTATCAGTCTGTCAGACATGGACGGCAAAGAACCTATCATGAAGATGGGACAAGCACGCTGGTACAAGAAGATTAACCCTGCCAGTACATATATTGTAGCAATGGATCCTAGTCTCGGTACAGGTGGTGACTATGCTGCTATTGAGATCCTAGAAGTTCCTAGCATGGAACAAGTAGGCGAGTGGCATCACAATATGACTCCTGTACAAGCACAGGCACGTATCTTACGTGATTTGCTAAAATATATAGAAGATCAATGTTCATCCCACGGTGCAACAGCAAGCATATACTATTCAATAGAAAATAACACAGTAGGTGAAGCAGCCTTAGTTGCTATCAATGAACTAGGTGAAGAAACATTCCCAGGTATGTTCCTAAGTGAGCCTATCAAGAAAGGGCACGTTCGCCGCTTCCGTAAGGGATTTAACACAACACACTCGGCTAAGATTAATGCCTGTGCTAAACTTAAACAGTTAATCGAATCAAGACAGCTTAAAGTAAACAGCAAGACCTTGATCAGCGAACTTAAAACATTCGTTGCTGCAGGTATCACTTATAAAGCTAAAACAGGACAGCACGACGATCTAGTTTCTAGTCTACTGTTAGCAATGCGTATGATTTTGATACTGCAAGACTGGGATCCAAGCATCTATGAGAAGATGCGCGATCATACAGGGCTCGAAGAGCATGATCTTCCTATGCCTATCTACATCAGCTCATACTAAATATACATTATGGACGCAATCAATTTAATATCACAAGATTTATTTGACAAGGTACGTAGCCGCTACTCTAACCTAGAAATGGGTGATGAAGATGGTAACGTAACGTCAGATCCGCAACAAGCACGCTTTTTTGACTTTGACTACACAGTTGAAGGCAACAACATCGGTCGTGTTAGCATCTCAATCAACGAGCGTGGATCACTTAAAGTATTCTACGGACAAGGTATCTTAGAAGGTACAGATCCGCTAACACAAGACCAGTGGTTTGATTTCTTAAGAGAAATGCGTAACTTTGCTAAACGTAGGCTAATGCGCTTTGATACACGAGATATCACTAAGTCTAATCTAGATAAAACAGATTTTCAATATCTAGCATCAACAGGATCTAAGGAAGATAATAATATGTCAGAAAGTAAAATGTATGGTAGCTCAAAAAGCAGTTACCTCCCACTAGAAAAAACTAAACTAATCTTACGTCACAATAAAGCAGTTGACGAAGAACAACGTGGCGCACGTAGTCGTAATATTGCTTCAATATATGTTGAAAACTCAGAAGGTGAGCGTTTCAAATATCCATTTATACATATCGCAGGTGCTAAGGCTATGCAACGTCATGTTGCCAACGGTGGCCGCCCATATGATGAGTGCGGCAATGCTATTATCAAAATGAGCGAAGATATCGCTAAACTAGTTGCTTTTAAACGACATGTTGGCAAGCACGATAGTATGCACCAAGAAGCAAATGCTATCATGGAAAAGACTAACGCTAAGTTAGAAAGCCTACGTCATCAAGTTGGATGCTTGTGTAAACAAGGTCACTACGAAAGTTGGAAAGAAGCGTTTTCTCCTGCCTCAGATGAAGTGATGATGGATCAAGCTACGATGGAAGATTACAAGGCTAAGTTTACAGTTAGCACATTCTCCGAAGACCTAACAGAATATTTTCCACTTGTATATGCAATCATGCAAGAAGCAGGTGAAGTAGATTTAGAATCATATGTCGAAGAAGCTACTGATACAGTAGAAAAAGATGCAGAAGGCAATGTTAAATCTTGGAAGCACGAAGGCGATTGGAAAAAATCAGAAAAAGATCCAAAAGTAAGCGGTCCAGGCAAAGCACATCACCTAAGTGATCTTGCACGTCGTCAATCAGAAAAGACAGCAGGAAAAACATTTGAGAAGTTTGAAGAATGGGCAGATGATGTTACAGAAGGCAGATTAACAGACGATGAAATCGCTAATCTAAAAGATTTGTTAGATAACGGGTTAACTTTAGGAGTTGACGGTACTAATGCTATCGAGTCATTACAAGATCTCGGAATTGATGATCCGGACTTGATCTCAGCATTAGAACAGTTAGCAAAAGTAAATTCAGAAGCAGACCCAACTCCAACTATCGGTGCTTGGTTAAGTAAGAATGATCCAGATGCTGCGCATGCATTAGGTATGGAACACGAACAACCTGCAGCTCCGGAGCAAGCTCCTGCAGAACAACCACCCGCTGGTGCAGAGCCAGGTGTTAATACTGCACCATCTCCGACAGAGGAAGCAGTGGGTGATGATTACGCTAACAAGACTAAGAAGTTATCACAAGCTGGACAAAAACCAAAAGAGCCAGAACTAAGTGTTGGTCAGAAACTTAAGAGCATTGTTAAAGGTGCGCATGCCTGGATTAATAATAAACCAGATATGGATTCAGATCTAGATCTAGGTGAAGAAGGCGAAGGCGAAGAAATGCAACAAGAGGAAGTATCATTACAAGATATCGCCGAAATGGTTAAGAGCTTTTACGATAGAGAAACTAAGAAATTTCCACTAGGCAAAACTGGTGTTGTTACTAAAGTTCGCAAAGAAATGGGTGACAATGCTGCTACCTTAGCAGAGCGTTTAGTTGATCACTTAGAATCAAACTGTGATGAAGAACAACAAAACGATATGGCCATGGAACCACATGATAGCATTAGCCCAGTACACGGCGGTGAAGATGAGGATCCTAATCAACACGATAGAGGATGGTTCGGTAATGCAGATGTAGAGCAAGAAGCATTTGAAGATATCCTACGCTTATCAGGTATTAAAAAATAGTCAAAATAAATTCCATATAGGGGTTGACGTGATAAATAGAACTGTGTATACTTAATGGTATGCACAGTTTTTTCTTTTAGTCAGTTGGCTTTAAGAGAATGGCACATTTATTATAAAGGATTAATCATTATGGCAACTTTAGCAGAAATCAGAGCAAAACTTCAAGCATCAAGTCAACAAAACGGCAGCCGTGAAGGCGGCGGTGACAACGCAATTTACCCACATTGGAATATCGCAGAAGGAACAAATGCAACCGTGCGTTTCGTACCTGACGCAGATCCAAACAACACTTTCTTCTGGATCGAACGTGCAATGATCAAATTGCCTTTCGCAGGAGTCAAAGGCGAAACAAATAGTAAACCAGTAACTGTACAAGTACCTTGCATGGAAATGTGGGGCGAGACCTGCCCAGTCTTAACTGAAGTGCGTCCTTGGTTTAAGGATAAAAGTTTAGAAGAGCAAGGTCGTAGATACTGGAAAAAGAAATCATATCTATTCCAAGGTTTTGTAGTAGATAGTAGCTATCAAGAAGATGGGAAAGTTCCAGAGAATCCAATCCGTAGATTTGTTATGGGCAGTCAAATCTTTAATATCATCAAGGCAGCATTGCTTGATCCAGATATGGAAGAGTTGCCGACAGACTATGTACGTGGCGTGGACTTCAAAATCACTAAGACATCAAAAGGTGGTTATGCTGATTATTCAACTTCAAATTGGGCTCGTCGCGAACGTGCATTAAGCGAAGAAGAATTAGGCGCGATCAAACAGCATGGTGTGTTTAATCTCAAAGACTTCTTACCTAAGAAACCAGGTGATGTTGAACTTAAAGTTATCAAAGAAATGTTTGAGGCATCAGTAGATGGCGAAGCATTTGACATGGAACGTTGGGGTCAATACTTTAAACCTAGTGGCTATAATGCTCCAGCAGGTAGTGCAACTCCTGCAGTGGCTGCGCCTGCTCCAGTGGCGGCACCAGTTGCTAAGGCAGCACCAGCTCCAGAAATCAACGAAGATGAAGATCTACCATTTGAAGCAGATGCACCAATAGCGGCTCCTGCGGCTCCTACACCAACAGGTAGCGACAGTGCAAGCTCACGTGCTCAAGATATCTTAGCTGCAATCCGTAATCGTAGTCAAGCGTAAGAGGTAGATCATGGCGAAAGCATTTGATATCTCTAAGTTCCGTAAGGGACTGACTAAAAG